CGGCATATCGTCTAGCTGACCAGTATGACCAAGATGTTCTTGGCTATCTATCTGGTTATAAGCAATCTGCACTACATGACAATGCTGATACTGTTAACGATACTGTTAATGGTACTAAAGCTGACTCAACTGCAGGTTCAGACGAACTTTTGGCAGCTAACAAACTGAAAAAAGGTGACTTCGGCAACATTACAACTTCTGCTGCTGACGATCACTCAATCCCAGTTGCTGCACGTCTACCAGGTGCTACAGCACTACCAACAGCTTATGTTTCACCAGCAATGCTAGTGTCACGTATGGCTCGTTTGCTAGACGCACAAAACGTAGACACACAAGGTCGTTGGCTGGTAATTGACCCAGTAATGATGGAAGTCCTTCGTGACGAAGATTCACGTCTTCTAAATGCAGACTTCGGTGGTTCAGGTCTACAAAACGGTCTAGTCCTTAACAACTTCCACGGTTTCCGTGTATACGTTTCTAACAACCTACCATCAGTTGGTACTGGTGCTGCAACCACAGGTACAGCAAACCAGAACACTAACTACGGTGCGATTGTTGCGGGACATGATTCAGCGGTTGCAACTGCAGAGCAGATCAACAAAACTGAAACATATCGTGACCCAGATTCATTCGCTGACATTGTACGTGGTATGCACCTATACGGTCGCAAAATTCTACGTCCAGAAGCGTTGGTTACAGCTAAGTACAACTTGGCATAATATAACTAAACAGAGGGGGCAGCTTCGGTTGCCCTCTTATTCCTATGACCTTATTATCCCCTGAGTATAAACAAACACTAATTGATACACACAAAGCTACCAATAGTACATGGGGTGGTGGACACAGTGTAGATAAACTACCTAAATACGAATCTGAAATGTCTAAGCTAGGTGTTAAAACTATATTAGACTATGGATGTGCAAACGGTAAGTTTAAAGTGTTTATGATTAAACATAAAAAACATCTTAGTGTTAGTGAATATGACCCAGGAATTATAGGTAAAGATACACCTCCTGAACCTGCAGACTATATTGTTTGTTGTGATGTTATGGAACATGTAGAAGAAAACTTCTTAGACTCAGTTATGAATCATTTGAAGTCTTTGATACTTAAAGGTGGCTTTTTTAATATATCTACTAAAGATGCAGTTACTATTTTGTCTGATGGCACTAATGCACATAAGATAGTAAAAGATGGAAATTGGTGGGTAGATATTTTTAAGAAGTATTTTGATGTCTATGACATAGAGATAAATAGAATTGACACAAGTTTTAAAGTGCGTCCAAAAAGAATTTGATACAGTAGTATTGCCTATAGACGATATTAACTCTGTACCTGATAGCATAAAAGATGTTGCATTTAGTACTAAGTTAAAAACTTCTCTTGAACTAAAAGGAATGTTAAATCCTTTACTAGTTTGTACAGATAAAGATTTTAAGACTACTGACATACGTAACTTTGAACGTAGACCTGTACCTGAAACAATAACTGAAACTTACCGATGCCTTATTGGAAATAATCGTTATAGGTATGCAGTTGAGAATGGATACACTCACATTGAGTGTCACATAGTAAAAACTTATGATGAAGTTAAGGCTGCACATCGTAAGACGCAAATAGAACCACGTAGGATGTAAGTATGTCTACATACGTAGAACTAACAAATGAATTGCTAAGACGTTTAAACGAAGTCCCACTTGATATTGCAGGTGATGGATTTGGAACTGTACGTAATGTTCAAGCTGCAGCTAAAGACGCAATCAATAGTAGCCTACGTGAAATATATCAGAATGGTCAAGAGTGGCCTTTCCTTAAAACTACATACACACAAGCTCTTACTATAGGTACACGTGAGTATAGCTTTCCTTCTGACTACTCAAGCGTAGATTGGGAAACATTTTACCTTAAAAAGAATACTACACAAAACAATCAACCTATGGTACTAAAGCCAATGTCTTATGAAGAGTACATTGCTAACTTTAGACCTCGTGACGATCAAGGTGATTCAGTAAATGGTGAAGGTTCACCTGAACGTGTGTATCAAACATTTGGTGATAAGTTTGGTGTAACGCCTATTCCAAATGCTGCGTATGAAATTGAATATACTTACTGGAGTATTCCAGCATCTTTAAGTGCATATGATGATGCTTGCTCCGTACCTGAACGTTTTAACCATGTTATTTTAGATGGTGCTATGACCTACATGATGCATTTTAGAAGTAATGCTCAAGCGGCTAATATGCATCAACAAAAGTTTGATATGGGTATTCGTAGTATGAAACGTGTTCTAATGGATGATGAACTTACAGTTCGTTCTACAGTTATTGAAAGAACGCATAGATGGACAATTTAAGAACTCACTTAACTGTCTGTGCTGGTGGTCTTGTAACTAACGTTGATCCATTAACACATGCATCACAGATGGGTGGCACAGCACTACGAATGATTAATTACGAGCCATCCCTATCGGGTGGTTATCGTCGTATCAGTGGTTTTCAAAATGACTATGGTACTGTCACAGGTACTGGCCCAGTATTAGGTGTACATGTAAATGGCGAACTTGATGACGGAATTTTTGCATGTCGTAAGCCTACAAGCGGTAATAACTATTTACACAAATGGAACAATAGTACTGAGTCTTGGGATGCTATAACGACTACTGGTTCACCGACTATGACCAATGTAGATCGTGTGCGTTTTATCGACTTTAACTGGTCAGGTGAAGTGCTGCTACTTACTGATGGTGTAAACCCTGCGGCTACATATGATGGCACAACGTATACACAAATCACGGATAGTAATGCACCTAACAATCCTAGTATTGCTGCTGAGTTTGCGTCACATATATTCTTAGCTGGTGATACTACCGATCCTTACAACTTGTATTTTAGTGCTCCTGTAAGTACTACAGACTTTGATCCTGCAAATGGTGCAGGTGTAATTAATGTAGGATTTAAGATCACAGCCATTAAAAAGTTCCGTAATACATTATTTATATTTGGTGCTAATAATATTAAACGTTTGGTTGGTACGAGTGCAGCTAACTTTACCTTAGAAAACGTTACAGCTAATTTGGGTTGTGTTGCCCCTGACTCTGTGGTAGAATTTGGTGGTGACTTGTTATTTTTAGGGCCAGATGGTATTCGTCCTATTTCAGCTACTGACCGTATTGGCGATATTGAACTAGCCTCAGTTTCAAAAGAAATTCAAGATATTTTTGATAACTATTACTTATCTGAAACTGTAACTGATGTAAGTATTGTTGTTATTCGTAAGAAATCTCAGTTTAGATTTTTCTTTAAGAATGATGCATCTCTATCTTTGATTGGTTCTATTCGTAAAAGCCAAGGGAAACAAAGTACATTTGAGTATAGCCAGCTTATTGGCATTGAAGCTAACTGTGTTGCATCTGGTTACATTGGACAGTTTGAACATGTAATTCATGGAGATAACTCAGGCAAAGTATATCGTCAAGAACAAGGTACTGACTTTGCAGGTGAAGATATATTTAGTTTGTATCAGACTCCTTATTACTACATGGAAGACCCAGATGTACGTAAGATAGTTCATAAGATTGATACTTATCTAAAGTCAGAAGGTACTACTGAAGTATTTGTTGGTGTTTATTATGATTACGATGATCAGTATTCATTAAACCCTACTACCTACGACTTTTCAACTGAAGGTGCTGCTGCTGTTTATGGTACAGCTATCTTTGGATCAGGTGACATTTACGATGGTAACCCGTCACCTAAAACATTAACTAACGTGTCTGGATCGGGTAAATCTGTATCTGTAAGTTACGTTACAAACAATCAAAGCGCAAGTCATACTATACAAGCTATATCTATGACTTACGGATTAGCCGACAGGAGATAGACCGTGGCAGGTTATACAAGACAGTCTACAGCAGACATTATCCCTACCGCTACAGTACGTGCGGCCCCTCTTAACGCTGAGTACAATGCGATCCGTGATGCCTTCTCAGCATCTGGTGGTCACAGACACGATGGCACTGCAGCAGAAGGTGATTACGTACCTCTTATCTCTGACTTAGATAACTATAACAAAGTAGTCATTGATAGCACTAACAATCGTGTTGGTGTATTCGTTGAAGTATCTGCTGCTGCTGTTGAGCAAGTACGTTTCCAAGATGGTGCAATTGTTCCTGTCACAACTAACGACATTGATCTTGGTACTTCTTCATTAAAGTTTAAAGACCTATACCTAGAAGGTACAGCTACTATCGGGAGTATATCCCTTGATGGTGGTACTATTGATGATA